GACGATAAGATCAACCTGCAAAACCTGCCGAGCCGTGGGGCCAACGGTAAGAAGTTAAAGAAGAGTATTATACCCCCACATGGTTACACTATAGTTGAGTGCGATGCGTCTCAGATTGAGGCACGGGTGTTGGCTTGGTTAGCCGAAGCAGACGAATTAACTCACGCGTTTTCTGTTGGCGAAGATGTCTATGTGAAGATGGCGGCAGCTATATACAAAGTAGACGAGGCAGACGTTACTGGTGGACAACGGTTCGTGGGTAAGACTACGATCCTTGGCGCAGGTTACGGCATGGGGGCTAAGAAGTTTAAAACTCAGCTTGCAGGTATGGGCGTCGAGGTTGATCTAGCAGAAGCTAGACGTGTCATAAACATATACCGTGATACATATTGGAAGATACCTACGCTGTGGAATGAGGCCCAGTATATGTTGGAGCAGCTTGTAGCCGATCAAGCGGTTCGCGTGGGCCGTAAAGATGTGCTGCGTATAGACATACCACAGAAGGCGATAATTCTACCATCTGGGTTACGCATGTTTTACGAAGACTTGCAGCTAGACCCCGCGCCCGAAGGAGTAGAACCCGAAGATGTTTGGCCCGAATACTCGTATAAGACGCGCCGTGGACGTAAAAACATATACGGTGGTAAGGTGGTTGAGAACGTATGTCAGGCATTGGCACGTTGTATCATTGGCGAACAAATACTACTAATAAACCAGAAGTATAAGTCTGTTATGACTGTGCATGACAGCATAGCTATATGTTGTCCCGACGAAGAGGTAGTACAAGCGAGGGAACATGTAGAGCAGTGCATGCGTCATGTACCCAGTTGGGCAGCAGGACTGCCGCTTGAGTGTGAAAGCGGCATTGGCAAATCGTATGGGGATACCGAATAATGAATAGAGGAAGGCCAGATTTTATACCTGCGACTGTGTTTAGACAATATCTATCAACCACACAGCTAAACAAATACTTTAAAGTAGATGGTATCCTAGCAGCTAGTTATGTGAGCAAATGCTTGTTACGTACCGATAGACCTATACCGTCTATCAAACCTGATAAATTATCAGCCCCTAGATATCGTCCGTTAGATGTAGTCGCTAGAGCGAGGGGCGAGGGTTTAGCTATAACGCGTAATAGTACAGACGAGTTGGTGTTTAACGTAGAGCAAAGCAAGTTAAAATTAGGCAAACTAAAACGGGAAATAAGTGAGTTAGAACTTAAACGCGATAGGTTAAAGCATATAGCTACTTTCGATGAACTTAGTAGTAATCTAACTATGCGAGATATGCTGATAGAGGACGAGTTAGTGTCCGAGAGTAAGCCTTATGATAGTTCTTGCGGTGTCTATTTTCTTATCGCCAACGATAAAGTTGTGTATGTAGGCCAATCTGTGAATGTGTATGGGCGGGTGCATACCCACAAGACTGAAGGCCATAAAAAGTTTGATGCGTATACATATATCCCTTGCAAGCGCGATCAGCTAGATGTGTTAGAGAGTTTATACATCCACGCATTAGCCCCTACGCTTCAAGGTAGGGCAGCGTGGGGCAATTTAGCGGCCCCCTTTAGTTTTGAACAGCTAGTAAGTTTGGGTTCCCGCGAGAAATACACAAAAGGAATTTCTACATGACTGATGTTGCGCCTTGGTCTTTTAGTAAGATCAAAAGTTTTCAGCAGTGTCCGAAACAGTTCTACTATGAGAAGATACTAAAGCAGTATCCGACCAAGGTAAGTCAGGCTATGCTGTACGGCACACACTTTCATACGGCATGCGAGAACTACATAGGTAAAGGTGAACCGCTACCTGAGAAGTACAGCTACATGCAGGGCGCTCTGGATTCGCTTAACGCTATCGAAGGTACGAAAATTGCGGAGCAGCGGCTTGGCCTAACCGAGGATATGCAGCCGTGCAAGTTCGGAGCGAAAGATGTTTGGTTTCGTGGTATCGTAGACTTGGCTATCGTGAATGAGGAAAAGGAAACCGCGTTTATCGTAGACTACAAGACGGGTAAGAACGCGAAGTACGCAGACAAAGGACAACTTGAGTTGATGGCGGTGTCTATATTTCAGCACTACCCACAAGTTCGTACTATAAAAGCAGCATTGATGTTTGTAGTACCCAAAGCGTTAATTAAGGCTGAGTACACGGTAGAGCAAGTTCCTGATTTATGGGTGAAATGGCGCGGTGCTTATGCTAATATGCAAGCAGCCGCCGATACTGGTGTGTGGAACCCACGACCTAGCGGTTTGTGTAGGCAACACTGTCCTGTGTTAGAGTGCGCCCATAACGGAAAGAACTGACATGGTTTATAAGAACACCCCCCGCCCGTACAAACGTGAATACCAACTGCAAAAAGCGCGTGGTGAACATGAAGCACGTATGGAGCGTCAACGCGCACGGCGCAAGATGGATAAGACAGGCAAGGATGCCAACAAGGATGGCAGGGCCGACAAACGTGAGGGCAAGGATGTTTCTCATAAGAAGGCGTTGAGTAAGGGTGGTAAGAATAAGGATGGCGTTTCGGTGCAAAGCCGCAAGCGTAACAGGTCGCACGGTGGTTCGTTAAGTAAGGGCCGCAACAGAAGAACTAAAAACAAAAGATAGCATCAGCTACACGGAGAACAGTATGCAAGTAATAAAGAACAAGGCTCTGCTAGTGTCACTAGCGGACCCCAAACAAGTCACGAGTGTTATACCTAAGAGCGAAGCCGTGGGTACTGATGCAGTGGTTGTTAATTGGGGTATTGATGAAGCGCACAAACTGCGTACCTTGCGGATACCCGCACCATCCCCGATAGAAGGACGCTATGCTTGGACAGGGCAACACATCCCTTTCGACCACCAAAAGAAGACCGCAGCGTTCCTAACTATGAACCGCAGGGGGTTTTGTTTTAACGAGCAGGGTACAGGCAAGACCGCCAGTGCTATATGGGCCGCTGATTATCTTATGAAAGCTGGCAAGGTCAAACGCGCTCTAGTTATATGCCCCTTATCTATTATGGATAGCGCATGGCGTAACGACCTATTCACCTTTGCGATGCACCGTACCGTTGATGTGGCGCATGGGGTTAAGAAGAAACGCGCTGCCATAATAGAGCAGGGCGCAGAGTTCGTTATAATAAACTACGATGGTGTAGATATTGTATCTGAGCAGATTAAAAGTGGTGGTTTTGACCTTATCATAATTGACGAGGCTACCCACTATAAGAACGCACAGGCGAAGCGGTGGAAGACGTTAAAGAAACTCCTGCGTGATGACACATGGTTGTGGATGATGACGGGTACACCCGCCGCACAGTCGCCCTTAGACGCATATGGATTGGCTAAGTTGGTCAACCCGCAGGGCGTACCTAAATTCTTTGGTTCGTTTAAAGATATGGTGATGGACCGCAAGAGCCACTTTAAGTTTGAACCCAAGCCAACTGCACCTAAGATCGTACATGCAGTGCTGCAACCTGCGATACGTTACTCTAAAGAAGAGTGTCTGGATTTACCAGACATGGTGTACGTGGACAGGGTTGTACCGTTAAGTGGACAACAGAAACACTACTACAATCTTTTGAAGAAGCGTATGATTATGGAAGTGGCGGGTGAAGAAGTAACCGCTATCAACGCTGCCGTAAACATGAGCAAGTTGTTACAGATATCTGCAGGTGCGGTTTACACTGATGAAAGAGAAACCGTAGAGTTCGATATATCAGACAGATATAAGGTACTACGTGAGGTCATAGACGAGAGCAGTCAAAAGGTTCTGATATTTGTTCCGTTTAAGCACACGATAGATATACTTACCGATAAGTTACGAGCCGACAAGATAACGTCTGAGGTAATCAGGGGCGATGTACCTGCACATAAGCGCACCGAAATATTTAAGCGGTTTCAAGAGGACACTGATCCACAGGTGTTAGTTATCCAACCACAAGCAGCCGCGCACGGTGTAACACTTACCGCCGCTAATACTGTAGTGTGGTGGGGGCCGACTTCATCATTGGAAACCTACGCGCAAGCCAACGCTAGGGTTCATAGAGCAGGGCAGAAACACAAGTGTACTGTTATATCGCTACAAGGCTCTTACGTTGAAAAGCGTATGTACCGTATGCTTGCAGGTCGCATAGACGCCCATGCAGAAATGGTAAATTTATATCATGAAATACTTGACGATCCTAATTAATACTATTAGATAACAAGTATAGATATAAACGGAGGACTTATGACAGTGGACGTGGAAAAACTGACGCGAGTATATACAAGGATACGCGATAAGCGCGCCGAGATATCCGCTAAGTTTAAAGAAGAAGACAGTGCTCTCGTTGAGCAACAGAACACTGTTAAGCAAGCGTTGTTGGATTACTGTGCTGAAAGTAATATCGACAGCGTTAGAACTGCAGCGGGTTTGTTTTATCGTAGCGTTAAGCAGCGTTACTGGACGAGCGATTGGGAGAGTATGCACAAGTTCGTGTTAGAGCATGAGGTTCCCGAGTTGTTTGAAAAGCGTCTTAATCAAACTCACATGAAGCAGTTCTTGGAAGAGAACCCTGACCTTGTACCTATGGGTCTTAATGTGGATGCCGAGTACATCCTAACTGTGAGGAAGAAATGAAGAAGTATGTGAACATATCGGATGTGGCAGAACACTTTTCTGTATCTATATCCACCGTGCGGCATTGGGTTCGGGAAGGTTATATACCTGAGCATACGTATGTCAAAATCGAAAACACCCAACGGTTTAAGTTGGACGAAGTAGATAAGGCTCTGTCCGCTTTGGGAGAGGATGATACTCCTAACGATGGTTGAGTTTAGGCGGCTTAGTTATCAGGACGGTATGTTTGTGCGTGTAGGGGACGGAGAACGGGAAGTGGTGGCAAATGAAATAGATGTAGTGGTAGTCAATGCTGCCAACATATCTCGTTTGTACTACAAGAACGACTATGACCCTGCACATACCACGCTACCTACGTGTTGGTCTTCTACAACACAGGCACCTGACGAGTTAGTTCCTAGCGAAGATAAGCAAGCCACTAGGTGTATGGACTGCACTCAGAACATAAAAGGTTCGGGTTCGGGGTATAGCAGGGCTTGTAGATTTGTGCAGAGGGTAGCAGTAGTGCTTGATGGAGAGTTCGATACGGTGTATCAACTACAGTTACCCGCCACGGCTATCTTCGGTAAGGGTAAGAATAATAATAAGCCGCTACAGGAATACGCTAAGTTTCTGGGTGGTAGGGGAACAAAGACTTCATCTGTGGTGACTACCGTATACCCAGATAATTCCTACGTATATCCCCGCCTATGCTTCAAGCCTTTACGGTCCTTGGTGCCTAGTGAACTACACAGTGTTGCAGAGTTAAAGAACGACCCCGCGACATTGCAAGCTATAGCCCGTTTCGCGGCTGTAAATACTTCCCCGTTCTCAACAGAAGACGGGTTCGACTATAAAAACTCTAAAGGAGAACTACCAAATGGCAAAAGTTGAAAGCCACATTATCCGCAAAGTTGTTGCGAGATACCCCCGTTTAAATGGGACATATCGGTTTGACCAATCTGCAGGTGAGCGTGGTAAGTCTGTACCCTGTGATCCTACTGCAGATGGCGCAAAGTACGAGTTGCAGTTTGTGATGGATGCTGCACAAGCAAAAGACCTGTATACTGTTATGGCTACGGCCTACAATGCACGGGCAGCATCTGAAAAGAGTTGGCCCCAAAAGTTGGGTAAGGCATCCGAAGTCTTTAAGAAGGACGAGGACGGCAACTACATCGCCAAAGCCGTACTTAAAGGGGCTTACGGTGCTGATGTAACCAAGCCGCCTGTGCAGGTTGACTCTAAGAACAAACCGTTACCCAAAGACTTTGAGTTGACTACGGGCAGTACGGTCAACGTACAGGTTTCCTGCGTCCCGTATAGTATGCGGGATCACGGTGTGTCTTTGCGTTTACGTGCTGTGCAGGTACTAAAATTGGCAGAGCGTGAAGACTACTCCCCGTTTGGTTCGGAAGAAGGCTTCAGTGTTGAAGAAGCCCCTACCATGATTTCGGGGTTTGAGGTTGATGAAACACCCGCTGCCCCTGCAGTTGTTGATGACGCGTTTCAAGACGAGACACCCAAGGTACGGGCCAATAAGAAGCCCCCTGTTGTCGAAGAAGCCAAGTTGGACAGTCTTGTAAGTGAGTGGGGTGAGTTAGACTGATACCCTACACGGTGCGGTATCGTATAGGGTGCCGCACCGTTAATACTCGGAGGACTAGCAGTGGAACGACTAGAATTTCTAAAAAGTGTTTTAAGTAGTGAAGGGCATTACTGTTTATTTGCAACCAACGGTGAACGTAGAACGCAGAACTTCTATGACACTATTGATGAACTGCATGCAGCGGTAGATACCTTTGATGCTAAAGACCACGATGTTTATTTTGCGTTAAGCACATTCGTAAACAACACTAATCGTAGGGCCGATAACGCACTACATCTACAATCCTTTTTCGTGGACTTGGATTGTGGCCCTAGCAAAGAATACCCGTCTCAGCAGGATGCGCTATCGGCGTTACAGGCGTTTTGCACTAAGACTAGCATGCCCGAACCTACTAAGGTCAACTCGGGGCGCGGAATACACGCTTACTGGGTTTTGTCTGCGCCAGTACCTGTGGATGATTGGGTTCCTGCGGCAGAACGGTTTAAAGAGTTTTGTGAGGAGAATGGTCTCAAGGCCGATCCTGCAGTTACGGCTGACGCAGCGCGTATCCTACGCATGCCTGACACACGTAACTTCAAGGACACACCGCCATCTCCAGTGGCTTTGATAAGTGCGGAACCAAGTATCGAGCTGGCTGACTTCGTAAGTTTACTGGGAGGCGTTACCCCTGTAAATACGGCCTCTGTTGGCGGCAATGTTGTGTCGGGGTTTATAGCGGTCAATGCTGAGAATAGCTTTGGTCGTATTGTAAAGAAGATACAAATAGGTAAGGGATGCGCTCAACTCGCGCATATACTGACAGATCAGGCCAATGTGACCGAACCGTTATGGAGAGCGGGACTGTCTATTGCTAAATTCTGTGAAGACGGAGACAGGGCTGCACAGGTAATGTCTAGGGGCCACCCTGACTATAACTCTGGTGAAACCCATCAGAAAATGTCTTTGGTTAAGGGGCCGTACACTTGTCGTACATTTAACGGTCTTAGACCTGATGTGTGTATGGAGTGTGCTTTATGGGGTAAGATAAAATCCCCCATAGTTTTAGGTAAACAATTTAAAGAAGCGGACGAGGCTGACAACGAAGTTGTTGCACCTAGCGCAAAGCGTCCCGCCAGTGCGCCTAAGATTTATAGTATACCGACATACCCGAAGCCTTACTTTCGTGGCGCTAAAGGCGGCGTGTATAAACGCACCAGTAACAGTGACGGTGAGATAGAAGAAGAGTGCATCTACCACAACGATATCTATATCATGCGCCGT